GGGCAAACTCGGCGCGGCGGCTTTCTTCCCGGAGCCATTCCCTCAATCGCGGCTCCACCCGCCGGGCAGCGCGGTAACGGTTCATCCACTCAATGGTTTCCTCATATGTCATGGGTCATCGCCTCCGTGCTTATGCTCCATCGAAATATCGTCATCTCGTGCTCTGGGCCGTGTAACCTCTTGCCCAACGGACACCCCAATGCTATATGCACCGGCCAGCATAGCTGTTACCACCACGCCTTCGATGATTGATTTTAGCGTCTCCATTGTCAGCCCCCTGCCTGTTCAAGTTCTTTCATCAGCAGGCTCTCAAGATCATGTTGTCCCCAACACGTTCTATAGACAATACCCTCTATGCTTTCTTTATCACCAGTTGCAAAAACCACGCGTTCCCCCTCTGCATTATACCGGATCGCTTCCCAGGTATTGTACGGCATGCCCTGTGTTGGAGGATATTCGCGTTTGCTTTTTTCATCCACCATAACAATAACGCGCCCGCCGTCCTGCAGAGGATATTCGCGGAACACAATGCCCAGTTCTTTGGCTTGTGCAATTTTGTGCCAGTTGTCATAGTCGGCCAGTATTTCCATGGCCTTTTTATGCAGCGCCTTTTTCCGCCGCGTTTCCGCCGCTGCTTGCTTGGCCGCACTCTGCTTTTTTGTTTTGGCGGTTTTGTCTATATACAATGCGCGGGCTTTGCTGTACATATCTGCCAGCGTAATCGTTGTTTTCGCCAGCACTTCATCCGGGTCATCAATGTCAATTTTTTCAACATCGACTGCCCGCCAATCAGTCTTTTTAATTTTGTACCTATTTCCACCAAACGCCGCGGTCCCGTCAAGCTGCACTGTTTGCCATGTAATATGGCCCGCCGGGGCAGAATCAACATAGCTGTGTGGGCCATTGTTGATGTAATCTAGGCCATCAAACAGCGGTTGCAATTCCGTCTGTGCAAGCCACTCTATAACAGCATTACGCTCACTCGGTTCTAGCGTTGCCATCCGTGCATACCCATTTTTTGCGTACTCCATCTGTTGCACTTTATACAGCTTGCTGCACTCATAGGCACGGGTCAGAGTAATTTCCCCGTTTTCGACCATTTTCAACACTTCCGGGATGCAATGGTTGATAATTGCATTAAGTCTCCCCAACGTGCCAGTACCGTCCCCTGTAATTCGGCTCATTTCGTCACGCACACGCCCATCAAGGCTTCCAGCTGCTTTTTTTCTTTCCAGTGCCTGTTTGAGTGCCCGGTATTGTCTCAGGCGTTCGCCGTCCGTCAGTTCGCGGGCGGTTGCGTTGGATGTGATCAGTGCGATCAAATCATCATCCGCCCCCGCACTGGCATGGACCACGCAAGGCAGCAGCTCAAAACGTTTATCGCCCTCCGTGCTCAATTCACGGCAAGCTGTCCAGCGCCGGTGCCCGGCCAACAGCATATACTTGCCACCTTGGGCGGGCAGTACTTCCAGTGGGCTGCGCAATCCACGTTCTGCAATATCGGCTTTCAGCATGGATACATCGCCGATCTCATAGATGGAGTTTTCCGGGTTCGGCTCAATATCCACAGCGGGCAGCATAACAATCTGCATTTTCAGGCCCGCCGGGGCAGCCGGTGCTGATTGGCTGCCCAGAATATCATTGATCGAAAATCCCTTGCTCATCGTTTAGCCCTCCTTAGTGTCCACGTTGGACACAATGCTTTCAACCTTTTCCGCCAGCGCCTTATAATCCGCCGCTGCTGTGCATTCGGGGCAGTATTCGCGCAATGGTTTATGCACGCTTTTGGCCTCGCCAACCTTGACCGTGTAGCGAATCACCGTATCCATCATTGGGATTGCAGCGCCAGAGCTTCTAAGCTGCCGGATCACATCAGCTGCATAACGGGTGCGGCGATATTTGGTCATCATGGTTCCCATGATCTTCAAGTGTGGGTTGTAGTACATCTGCACACGTTCAATCTGATCCACAATTTCTTTCATGCCGTCACAAGCCCATTCGTCACAATCCACCGGGATAATAACCCAGTCCGCAGCACACAGTGCGTTGATACTGCCCATGTCCAGGTCCGGCGGGCAATCCATGATGCAATACTCATAGTTTCCCGCCAGGTTCTCTAGGGCGTCACGCAGGCGGAATTGCTGTGGCTCTGTGGTGTCCATCAAGATGGACCGGTTGGCTTTCAGCATTCGCATATCGCAGGGCAGCAGCTGGATTCCTACCACGCCGGTTTCCTCCACAATGGCATTTGCCGCTTTGCAGTCGCCCAACATGACCTCTGCCACAGATGGGCGCTCATAGTCCAGCACACCAAAAAACTTACTTGTGTTGCCCTGCTTATCCAGATCAACAACCAGCACGCTGCAGCTCATGGCTGCCAGCTCCGCTGCCAGGTTACAGGCGGTAACGCTCTTTCCAACGCCGCCTTTGAGGTTGATAATTGCAATACTAATCATAATTCGTTACTCCCTTGCCTTTTTAGGCTGTTATCAAAAACTTGCTTGATCCATCTTGTCATAATCTTCTTTGGGTGCTGGCTGCCAGTCGTGATACTGTGGCTGCCACCGCATAGCCACCACACCGGTTGGGCCCTCACGGTTTTTGGCGTACATGATGGCCGTTTTCTGGTATGCACTATACCCGCGTAGTTCCTGGCTATCCTCTGGGCGGCGGTTCTCCACGAAGATTGCACTGTTGGCATCCTGTTCGATCGTGCCACTGCCTCGCAAATCTTCCAAGTTGCAGAATTTTTCGGTGCTGCCCTTTACGCCCGATCGGCTGATCTGGCACAGCTCCACAATCACAATGCCCATTTTCATAGCTGCAACTTTGAGCCGCCGGGTTATTTCAGATATCCGCTGGTATTCTGTCTGGCGCGGATCGGTCGGGCTTAGCAGGCCGATGTGGTCCACAAATGCCACGTCCGGCTTATATTGCATCAGTTTGGCTTCCAGCCCATCAATGGTCAGGTTGCTGTCCGCATCCAGCATCATGTTATGGTGCTGCCGGAGAGCTCCCGCGGTGTTGTCAACGATTCTGTGCTCCCGTTCATCCAGCCGCTTATTTGTAATTTTGCCGGAATCAATGCGGGATACTTTCGACAGCATCCGATTCATCAGGGCCTCTGCCGTCTCTTCCAGAGTGAGATAGTATACCCGGTATTTCTTGCTTAGCCTGGATGCCAAGTTAAGCGAAAAATCCGTTTTACCGCATCCAGGCCGCCCGGCCACCACGCAAACACGGGTGCGGTGGAATACTCCAAACCGGTCAAGTTCCGGCCACCCTAGCTTTAGGCTGTTATCTGGTTCATCCAGCTGCGCCAAGGCAGAATCCAGAACCGCGTCAAAATCGCGGGCTGTGCTATCTTCCTGCGTGTTGCGAATTGCATCCTGCATGGAGAGCGTGCGTCTTAGCTGCCTACACACGCTGTCTGCATCCATTGCATCCTTGGCCATACATTTCAGCAGATCGGCCTGGATTAGCTGATACCGGTAATCTTCCACGATCTGCGCAGCATAACTGCCAACGTTGGCAATGGATGGGCATGTTTCGGCCATCTGCATGATGTTGCGCTTGAGATTATCGGCAGACAACGTTGCTGATGTGGCCATATTAACCACCGTCACAGGGTCCACCGGTTCCCCTGCATAGGTCAGCCGTTGGATTGCCGCGAACGTATCGCGGCAGGCTCCCTCGTCAAACATGCCCGGCGTCAGCTTGAGAATATACTCATGCGCGCCCGCCGGGTCTACAAGCGCGGCCCCTAAAAATGCCCGCTGGTTAAGTTGCTGATGGCTTATCTCCATGTTACTCCCTCACAGATAGTTGAGAATATCATCGCCCGATGCAATGTTCCTGGGTTCGTCCGCGGTATTCTCCGGCTGCTGCACCGGGGGACGATCCACGAAGTCATCTTTCAGGGGGAACAAGCCCTCCCACCCGCGCAAGATGCTTTGCTCCAGCACTGCGATCATGTACCCACTACGGTCACGCACGTCTGCTTCATCGGCCAGCTGTCTCAGCTTGCTGCATACAAGCTCCGCAGCACGCACGGTTAGCGGATGTTTCCCCGCCTTGCGTGATTCCGCAAACGATGTCAGCGCCTTGGTCAGATCGCTGTCATCTGGGAACGCCTGCTGTATGATGTCGCTCACGCACGCGCGCGCGCCCGCGTTATTCTCTCTTGTATTATTATTCTTGTAATATTTTGGCGGACAATTTTGTCCGGGGATTCCGGACATTTCTGTCCGGGTGGGCCGGACAATTTTGTCCGGGGCGGACATTTCAGGAACGCCCGCCGGGGCGTTGTCCAGCGGAATAATTCTGCGCTGCTGGCCGTCCCCTTGCTTCTCGTATTCGATCAGCAGATAACCCAGTTCCTCCAGGTTGTGGAGCCAGCGCCGGATGGTACGTTCGTCCACATCGTACAGTGTCGCAAAATAGTTGTTGCCTGCATGGCAATACTTTTTTGCGTTGGACAGCGATGTGATCTCACAATACAGGATTTTTTCTGCAGCTTTGAGCCTCGCATCATACCTGACGCTTGCGGGCAGAATCGCGTAGAATGTTGGTGTTTCCATTTTGGGCCCCCTAAAAAAGGCTAACCTTAACAAAGGGATGCACTGCGTTGCTTTTCGCAGCGCATCCCCGCAAGGTTATGTTATCAAAAGTTAAAACGGCAGGTCCCCATCATCCTCAATCGGGGCAAAATCATCGGTTGGGCCTTGACTATATGCCGGTGCCGCTGCCCGTGGTTGTGCGGCGGGTTCCATAGCCGTCTGGGCACCAGCAGCGGCGTTATCTGCCTTGCTGCCGCAGAAATTAAGGTTGCCCGCTACCACTTCAATGGCAGTTCGGTTTGCTCCGTCTTTTGCCTGGTACGTCCGGCTTTGCAGTCTGCCATCAACCGCTACCATCATGCCCTTGGAGAACCACTTGTAGGCGAACTCCGCCGCACGTTCCCACGCAACGACGGGAATAAAATCCGCCACAGCCTTGCCGCTGGCGTCTCTCCGCCCACGGTCACAGGCCAGGGTAAAGGTTGCCACCTGCTTGCCGGTTGTGGTCTGCCGCAGCTCCGGATCACGCACCAGGCGGCCCTGCAATGCAATTACGTTAAGCATCAGATCATCACCACCACGTTGCCGCTTTCCACCAGATCGGCCAGCTGTCCGCCAAGATAGGCGGCAATGCTGCGCTTGGCTTCCAGCTTCCAGGCTCCACCGTCCGCCTCATACAGGGCCGGGTGGCCGTCCTTATCAATGCGCAGCAGGAAGTCACTGGCGGGCTGTGCTACCTCCAGGAACGTGCGGTAAGGCTGCAGGTGTACGATGGGCTGCACCGTCTGCTGTTCTTTCAGCGCCACGCCGCGGCGCACGCTTACTTCCTGGGTAACGCCGTTGTCCATAGTGGACACGCCCTGGCTGGTGTCGATATGGCTCAACAGCGCCAGCAGATAATCCCTGTCCCTCGTGGCCGCGTACAAGCTCTGCAGCTCAATTACGGCCCGCTCCGCGTCCATCGCGCGCCCATATGTAACCGGCGGAACATCCGTGACAGCCTGATAGAGAGAGGCGCGGTCGTAAAACTCCCGCGATGTAGTAATATAACCACTGTCAACAACCACCGTGTGGGGGTCTTTCACGCGCACAAACAACTTTTCGTAGGTTTTCACCCCCTCTGTCCGGATCAGCTGGATCAGGGCGTCAAGGGTGTCTACCCGGTAGGGTAACGGCTTTTCGCCCTGGCCCTCAACCTCGCACATGTTGGCGGAACAATACTTGCGCCCATCAACCTCCATCACAAAAGGCTGTGCCATCTCGGCAATGCGGTTGATAGCGTCTTTCAAAAAGCTAACTTCCATCTCTGTATCTCCTATCTTTTAGCATGTGCCACGGCCCACGCGGGCAATGGCAGGTTCAGGGGATTCCACCCCGTCCATATCTACTTGGCCGGGGACTTGCGGGGTCATCTCTGCCAGCAGCAGCTCACCATCCCGGCCCTTAGTGATGCACAGGTTTGTGCGCACCGGCTGCACCGGCACCAGGCTGGTTTTCGCCTGCGCATCCATGCCGATCTGCTGGCGGTAGTCATCCGGCGTAAAGGTCAGTGTGATGGTGATCTTGCGCTTTGCCTTAGCGGCGGTGTTGGGGTCCATAATGTTGGCCACAACGCGCTCCACCTCATAATCCGTAATTTCGGCAATCGCGCCCATCGCCATTTCCAGCACGCTTTTTTTGTTCACGATTTGGGACATTGTACTCCCTCCCTATATATCTTCTCCAAACACCCCGGCAAAACTGCCGGGGCCGTGGAGATTGTCAAATGCTTCTTGAGCTGCCCGTTCTAAGGTCCGCCGGGCCTGCGGGTCAAAATGCACCCCCAGCGGCGGCTCATTGTGGTGGCTATGGCACAGCCATACTTTCAGGCCGTACCGTTCGGACAGTTCCCGCCGCCCGCGGCCAAACAGGATGTGATGTTCTTCCAGCCCCCGCGTGGTGTGCAGGTTATACCATTTGCGGCATAGGTAGCATTCGCGCTCACTTTGCAGGATGCTTTTTGCCATGTTTGCGCCCCTCCAGGCCGTTGATCACGCCCACAGCCTGCCGCAGGTCGCCCACGGGCAGCTCCAGCGTTGTCCAGCGGTTGCCGCATGTCAGACAGTGCCGCCTGCGATAGATGCACCGCGTGCCCTTGGCGCGGGTATCCGTCACATGTACCTGGCTGCTGCCGCACTTAGTGCAATTCATCCACCCGCCTCCAATCCCGGTATTGCTGGGTGGTTTCGACATCGTCCACGCCTGCCTGGTACAGCCGGTCAAAAATGCGATCAATAAAATCCCGCATCTGGGCGCGGTCAAAGTTGGAGCTGCCCACGCCAACCTTGACAATGCACTCGCCGTTGTCCAGCAGTTCAACCATCTGTACCACGCGGTAGGCGCTGCGCAGCGCCGGTAACGCTTTGGCGGGCACGCGCCAGGTCTCAACCTCTGCACCGAACTCTGCCAGCAGATCCAGGTAACATTCCTCAGCCGTTACCCCGCCGGGGATATCGCCGCTCAATGCCAGGGCCAGCCTGTTAAGCAGGGCCCACATGAGCCGGTTCTGATCCAGCGTGCGCTTATCCCGCACCGGTTTGATGTCGATCTCCACGGCCAACGGCTGCCCGCGGGCGCGGCGCTCCAATTCGGCGTGCATGCGCTGGGCTTCCAGCAGATACCCGCCATCAATGGTCAGTCCATCCATCCCGTTGGCGTTTGGCTGCCCGTTGGGGATATACCACCCCACAAGGTGGGCAATCACTTTGCCTGCCATTCGATCAGCCCCCCGTCCGATGCCTTGCGCAGCTGGACAGCCGCCACGCTGTAGTCATCGTTATAGCGGATATCTGCCACGGTCAGCCGGTCGGGCAGTGTGTAGTGGTGGATTGTCTTGCCGTCACGGCCTGCCACCGGGTTGATCTGCACGCGGTCCTTGCTGATACGCAGCGGCGGCAGGGCAAGCACCCCTTTGCCAATGCTCCACTCTGCAGCAGCGGCAACCAGGCTGCCCTCTGCCTCGTTCAGGTAGCTGTCCGTGTTGACCTGGTAGCTTGCCGGGCAGGGCGCGTCTTTTGTGATGTCGCCCAGGGCAATGGCGCAGTACAGATACCGCCCGCATACATAGTGCCGCACGCTGTAGCCTTTCAGCCCGCCGGGCAGGCGTGCTGTGGCCTCTTCCAGGTGCGCGCGCACAGCGTCCGCGTTCGGCCACAGCTTAACGCGCACGCCCTCAGCGGCCACTTCCAAAACGCTGACGTTGATCTCATTGTTTGCCAGCAAGGCCAGGTTTTTGGTGTTATCACTCTTCTCCATTTGCATTCTCCATTTCCGGCCCGATGTATGAGCCTGTATCACTGTAATTCTTGGGGTCAGCCATGGGGCTGTTCCACCCGTACATGGCCCCGCCGTACATGGCAGCAGCCTGGGCGCGGGTAACGCCTGCCGCATTGTTCAGGGCATCCACGCAATCCTGGCTGACAACGCCAAACAGGGCGCGTTCCCCGCGTACCACGCGGACAATGTTGTTGGTGTAGCGGCTCCTGGCATATGCGTAGGCCGGCAGGCCCTTTTTGTCAATGGTCATTTTCATGCTTTTTACTCCCTCTTTTGGTTTCGGTCGTTTGGGCGGCATTCCAGCGGCAAGTGCTGGGTGCTCTTGCCGCCAGTCGTACACTCTGCACCTGACGGTTGCTGATGCCATATCCTGCGTGCAGCCGAGCATCTTTCGCACGGCGTCAAGGTCAAATCCGCCGTAGTAACACAGCACGCCCTCCAGCATTGCCTCCGGCGGCACCGTGTTGCGG